AACACTTTGACAACCAAAGCAATCAGCCATTTTCAGGCCGACCACATATTGACACGCTTCGTTTTTCCCCCCTTAGAGCATCTCTTATCTGTTGCACGTAACGAGAACTTGAGCAAAGCTGAACGAGAAGCAGCTATCCGCAGGCTAAACGAGATTTCTCCCGAATACCTTGGCAATTTATCTTTGGAAACTATAAATACGGAGCAGGCTACTGCTGCTGTAAATTCATACGTTGACAGTCTTCTTGTTCTAGAGGAAATAAAACAAACTCAAAAGAAAATTAGTGAACTGAGAGATAGAAAGGATGATCTCGGTGAAAACGGACCTGACAACGGCTTTTGGTCTGATGTAGAAGCAGGAGCTGCCAATATGCTAAATGGTTTCAAAACATCATTGGGACTTACCACTGACGCTTGGGCTGATAATGTACTCAATGAATATATAAACAAGGGAGCAAATGAACTGCGTTCATTAGATCGAGAAATCCAAACATTAAACCAACATATAGAGGAATCCAGAGAAAAACTCATCAAGATCGAATCAGAGAAACCTCAGCCTGTAAAAAACAATTCTACCACAGAAGAGGACGATGATGATGAAAAAGCGCTTAAAAAACGACTCGAACGAGAAAAAGTACTATATACCCAAAAACAAGCCTTCTTAAAAGCAATGTACCTAGAAGGAGGAGATGAAACCCTTCAGACAGAAAAGCAACTTAACAAAGAATTAGAATGTCTGCAGATGGAATACCTGGAACGTTCATTGAAAGTCACCGGTACAAAATCTAAAGAAGGCATTGAGATCCAAAATCAGATCAATGATCTGAAGCTGAAGATGCAAAAAGAACATACCCAAGAACTGATTGATCAAGAAAAAACAGACTATGAACGTCAGCAACAGGAATTAAAAGAGTTATATGCTTCCGGGAAGGATGAGAATCTGAATTCTGAGGCTGCATACAATGATGCGATGGAACAGCTCACCGTCATGCACCTGGAACGTATGCTTTCTCTTGCAGGATTAAATGCAGAACAACGGAAGCAAGTAGAGAAGCAGCTGCTGGACTTCAAAGTCAAATGCTTGAAAGAAGAACAAGCTGCACATGCTAAAGCAAAAGAAGCTGAGCAAAAGAAGACCGAAGCACAGACCAAGAAAGAACAGCAACAATACCAGGAACGTATCAACACATATAAGCAATATGGATCCGAGTTAGGATCTGCAGTGGGTAACCTGATCTCCGGACAAGAAAATGCCATGCAAGGCTTTGCCGATACCATGATCGATATCATATTCGATGTATTGGGTCAACTCATTAATGCAGAAATCATTAAAGCTACAGCCACAGCTACCGGTGCAGTAGCAAGAGTGACAGCGGAAGCTGCAGCTATGCCCGACTCTGTAGCAACATTCGGTGCTACTGCTGCAGCTCGCGTCGCCATCCTCTCCGGATTGATCATGGCAGCACTTGCTACAGCCAAGTCCACTCTAAAAGGTTTGATAGGTGGAAAGCATTCATCCAGTTCTTCCAGTGACACTGACTCTTCCACCGACCCTACTAAACGAGCAACAGTCAGTGTATCACAATGGGCATCCGGACGTTATGATGTGATCGGAGAAGATGATGGTAAGAACTACCGCAATGTACCTTACATCGGATCCTCCCCTACCGGAATTGTCCGACGCACCTCCTTGATTTCCGAAAATGGTGCTGAATTAATCATTAACGCAGAAGATCTTGCCAGGCTGCAGAAGCACATCAACTATCCCTTGATAGTGGATGCTATTGAAGATGCCCGCAGCGGACATATTCCTCAGCGTGCCTCCGGAAATTATTCGGTTGTTGACAATTACAAAGAGAACAGCAAGGAAACTGGCAACGCAGCACTATCCGCTACCGAACTTGAAGAATTGCTCAAAGAGATAGGCCGCCTCATTAGTACGCTTAAAACCTTGAAAGCATACGTCACCCTACGCGATATCCATAAAGCAGAAGAGCTGGACGAAAAAACAAAGAAACCGTTTACCCGATCAACTAAATAAATCAGCCATGTCACTCAAAATATCTAACGCCTCCGGAACTTTCGACCTACAGAAAGATTTCAATACAGAGATAGAAGACAGTTCTCCTATCTATAATGAGCGCGGTTCCCAGTCCATCGCAGCCACCATACCGGGCACAAAGAAGAACCTTCGCCTAAACAAGCACATTGAGCGAACCGACATTGATACCGCTCCTGCCAAAGATGATCGTATCACGATTGCCGATGGCGTATATCACCGCATCGGGAAGATGAATGTGGTAAGCGCATCCGAGGAAGAAGGTATTACCTTTAATGTTGGTTTTAGTGAGTCCGAATTATACAGCATTTGGAACGCAGTTTCCCTGCAATCTTTGGACATGCCGGTCTACAAACCGGAAGGAGGTGTATCCGCCCTCGTCTCTTATATTTTAGATAATAGATTAAAAGAAGACTCTCCGTTTTGCCTTTTTCCTATAGCCGTATCTTACAACCGTAAAGTAGATAAAGAGACCATAGACTACCTGGAATATCTCAACAACTATAACGGATCGTTCGGAGCAGCCCGAACAGAAACTTTTTTCATAGATGACGGGCCGGTAGAAGTATCACTACCTGAAGGTTATGGAGTCACACCATTCCTAAAAGTAAGCTACATACTTGAAACCATCTTCGCAGCCTATGGCTACACCATCATCGAAAATCCATTCACTACACACCACCAGCTCAAACAGCTGGTAGTACTTAATAATGCCGCAGACTGCTGTGTCAAAGGGATTCTAAAATATTCCGAATTGATGCCGGATTGCACTATCAATGAATTCATGCAAGCACTTTGGTGCCGTTTCGGTCTGCTCTATTTTGTTGATGGAAACACCCGCAGCGTCCGGCTTAAATTCATACGAGATATCATCAACGCTCCTCAATCTTCAGACTGGACACTATTGAAAGCATCTAAACCGGTCATTAATTTTGAAGAGCCACAGCAACTTAAATTATCAGCTTCGACCAACGTGAAAGGTCCGACAAATGAATCTTCCGCTGCACCCGCCGCTGAATCACTGGACAAATTTCTAAAACCATACAATTATATTGTAACGACTAAAGCAGGAGGATATCTAGTTTATATGCCTCAGTATGCAGCCTATTACAAAACAGACAATGTCACCCAACGAACTGAATTTGTATCCTCCGAGTTCTTTTCCTGGGACAGAGGAGCAGATATGGCATACAAAGATATCTCCTCTGTTGATGAATTCCTCCCGTCCAAGTTGGCTATGTTTAAAGTAAGCACAACCAAAAATATCTCCGTCCCGCTTTATCTTTTCAGCAAAGTACATCGCTATACTACTATTACAAGTTCAGACGTCGACATATCCGAGAATCTGGAATACCAGACTCCACTCGCTTTTTGCTTCTCGTTCTTTGACTCAAACAGCTATTTGGTCTACGGATCGCAAAACTGTTTAGATTTACAAGGTAAGCCGGCACTGGATAAGCAGTATGGTGAAGCCTGTGACATATCACTCACTTTTGTTGGCCAATACGGATTGTTCAGTCATTTTTGGCGTGACTACGATGCGATACTCCGACATGCTAATCATGTGGTCGAAACTGACGTACATCTGTCTGCACAACAATGTATGAATCCGAGCTTCCTGTCCCCTATCCTGCTGGATGGTCAACGTATGTTGCCTGATTCAGTCCGATATACACTCCCATATCGTTCGTCGGTTCCGGCTAAAGTAAAGCTGCGAACGATCAAACTACTTAAGCCTTTTGATTTGGACAAAGAGCAAACTGTACCTATTGTTGAACAACTCTATACATGGAAACGATTCGATAATAGATCAGCCGCTGTCAACGCTGCGACCAAGAGCCAAGTGGACGAATGGAGAAGTAAATTGGGGAAAGATCAAACCATTTATGATCTGCAGTACAAGAACGCATCAACGGATGCTCCTAACGTAAAGATACCTCTGTCTGTTCCGACTGAAGAGGACTTCAATAATAAACAAGAATACTTTATTTACAAGGCAACGCACAGTTTTGATTTATACTACCGGGTACGGACATATCTAGGTACATCAGGTGGTACCATGCATTACGACATCAGCGATCCTAAAGGAGGAGTGCATTACGATGTGCAATATGACCAGTTTGTGCGTGCCGAACTGTTTTAGTTGTCCTTTATCACTCATGTTATAATCTTCAATTTTGCAATTATGAATAATCAAGTGACCATTACAGCAGCTATACAATCCGCCAGCATCGAACAAATGTTGCTTGCGTATAAATCGTATTCAGGGAATGCCTCTGCTACTTCTGATGAGTTCTTTGAGTTCCTCACCCTTCCGACTGCGGAGCGGGAGGCTTTCTTACAGTATCAATGTGCTTGTGATTATCAGGTACAGGGATCTATTGTTATACCTAACTACCAAGTAAAATGAGCCTACTATCTGCAAACATATATCCAGCCAGTATGGCATTGACCGGGAACCCGATCAAGCTATCGATCAGTAGCAGCTCGCGTGCAACCTACACCATTTCAGCTGATGGAAAAGAAATATTCACCGGCAGCGGAGAAGGCGACTTCTTTGTCTTTCTACAAGACATCCTTGCCGATGTCGTGCAACCGGCACAATTATATAATGAGTCTGAGAAGATCCTGCTCCAAGCAGATAGTTGTGCCAAAAGCATTACAATCAACGTTTCAAACGCAAATGGGGAAACAAAGGTTTTATATCTAAACGTGTTTATCGGAGGAATCAGCAAGCGAATGCTCCGGCATCTGCATGAAGAAAACAAAAGCGTCTTTCTCTGGAAGTTAATGAATCCGGAAGTGAACTTCTTCCAGACTACACGAACGACCGGAAAACTTATCACGATCAGGGAAACGGAGTTGCTGCCTATGCCTTTCATCTATCCGGAAGGAGGAGTTATGAAAGTCCTCACAAACGGAATAGAGACAACGATAGAAGGATCAGCCGGGCAACCGGTCGCTTTGAATATATATCGCCTCCGGAAGCAGTTGTTTGATACACATCATATCTTGGCTTCCGTATTTGATGTGTATGTAGGAGAGAAAAAATCTTGCACGATCGTCATTACGCCGGGCACAATCAGCCGCGAAAGATATCTCCTGCAGTTTCTCAATTCATACGGTTCCTATGAGTTAATCGAAATCACTGGTATCGGTACAATCAAGCGCGAAGCTGACGAGGAGAACGCATTCAATGCGTATGATGAAGTTATAGACGACTACGTAGAATCTTGGGAGAGATTGTCCGGGAAAGAATCTATGACTGTAGAATCAGGGTACCGGACGAATGATGAACTAATTTTTTTGATCGATATGTTATCCTCTGAAGACGTCCGAATCATCGGCATGGACGGACGAAATATCAGAGTTAACGTCACAGCTGAGAACCTGACCAGAGCAGCTCGCGCCACTTCTCCGGAGAGTGTCAAGTTAACCTTGCATTTTAGTGATTCAGAGCAAAGAGTTGGATCATTCGGTGATGATGATTTCGGATCCGCACGCATACATACCGAACAATTCACTTCACAATTCAACTGACATGGCAGATAACCAGGAAGTCATAGATAAACTCATTGATTACATTGATCAAGCCATTCTGAAGAACAGTGTATCTAACCGGGATGTGGCAGCCGTATTATCTTTCCTGAATGAAAGATATAAGAATATGCCCGGATCCGGAGGGAGCCTGACCAAGGATATCCGCGTCACAGCTCCACAAACTGGCTACATTAAGCCCGGCGATGTTCTGAAACAAGGAACAACATACGAAAGTCTCTTCAGGACAATGCTCTCACATGCAGAGTCGGCATCTCTAGTAGGACATCTGTCAACGTCCAATGACGTCGAATATGGGACGGCTAAGGGACAGATCACTTATATAGCAAGCAGGTATGGTAACGGTGAAATGATCAAAGCATATTATGATTACAATGAAGCATTCAAAATGGAATTCTCAGCAGAGAGCAATGGCGAGCAAAGAGCTGTACGAGTCTTAGACGGATACTATACTCAGGGGGAAACCTATGCTGCCACAGTAGTTTATGCTGCAAGCGCAGATAATACCATACCGCAGCAAACTTTAAATAATAAGATTAGTGTAAATGTGAGGCGTAAATGGTTCGCAGGGGTATGCTCCTCTATTCCTCAGTCATCTGCTGATATAAGGGCATTGGGCACAAGTGGATTCTATACCGGTCCCGGTACCTTTAAGTTCCCTGCATCAAACTGGAAAATAGTGGCTGTATGTGTTCCTTCAGGCACACTGTCAGAACTGTCTCTGACTTCTTATCCCGCCAACTTTGCAGAAGATAAAGAATACTGTATAGGTCCTATCAAGATATCAGTAGAAGGCGCAAACAGTAGCGAAGCTATTGATTATAATCTATGGTACCTGCAAACCGGTGGACTCAACGACCCGGATACATTCACTTTTAAAATAGTATAAGGATATGGTAAAACTGAATATAAAAGGTTCAAGCTTCGCCGCTCAATATAGAAGAACAACGGGTCGTTTTATCGACTCCACGGATGGCTGGGAATCACTGGAGGAAGCAACCCGATATGCACAGAATATTGAAGAAGAGGAATATTTTCCGATTGATGGACAAATTATAACAGTCAAGGAAAATGGGAAAACAAATGCTTATATACTCGTTCCTGATGAATCAATTCCCGTTACTAATAAGCGTAAGCATTACAAGCTCGAACCCATCTCCTCTAAATCATTCGGTGATGATCGTTATGCACGTAAAGACATCAAAGATACTTTCAAGAAAGGCTTTACTTCTAAAGAAGGCTGCGATATCGAGGGCGGCTTGAATGTCGGTAAAATGACCCGGCTGTCCGGTGGTGTCGTCGTGATGGCCGACACCGATTATGGAGTTACAGAATCAGAAAAAGAAAATCCCGAAAATAGTAATGTTATGGCAATAGGATTAACAGAAGTTCCTAAAAATAGCGGATTCGGTTCTACCTCACTAGGTGAGATGGACAACACAGATGAATCATTCGATCTAGTTCCGGACGGCAACTATATGATGCAAAAACGAGCAGGTGTATTCTATCCCGTGAAAGCAGCTGCAGGCGGTGGAGGAACAAAACTCACGCTTGCCTTTGTCACTCCGTCCAACATGACCGCCGTTCACGGTAAGGAAACGCTGATCAAGTACACATACTCATCTACCTTGTCCGGAGAGGAAACCGGCGAAGGTATTGCAACCTATACCTTAAACAATAAACAGGTAGCCTCTGAAACAATCAACCAAGGGGAAGTTTCATTCAATATAGGCAAATACCTGATACTCGGTGATAACGTCCTCGTCGTACAAGTTACCGACAGTTACGGAGCTATCCGCAAGCTGACATTTAAAATCAACGCAGTAAGCATTGCCGTAACGTCTACATTTGACGATTCAAAAGCCTATGTCGGAGCGATCTCATTCCCATATACCCCGATGGGTGCCGTAGAGAAAACCATTCACTTTGTCGTTGATGGCAAAGAAACGGGTACCTACACCACATCTGTGTCTAATCGTCAGCAGACATATTCAATCCCGGCACAGGCGCATGGTGCACATACGCTCGACGTTTATGCGACAGCGACGATCAATGATACCGAAGTAGAAAGCGATCATCTACGCTATGATATTATCAGCATTGTATCCGGAAACAACACACCGGTTATTGCGTCATCCTTCAGGACTGCCGAAGTGGAACAATTCAGCACACTCCTTATCCCCTACATCGTTTATAATCCTGCCACAACGACAAGTGATATCACCCTGTCAGCCAATGGAACCGTAATTAGTGATCAAACGATAGACCGCACGCGACAAACATGGAGTTACCGGGCAGAAACTCCCGGAGAACTGGAACTGAAAATAGCATGCGGATCTGTGACCAAAACATTCAACCTGACGGTTACGGAATCAGAGATCGATGTTCGTCCGGAGGAAGCGGATCTCGTTCTCTTCCTCACTTCCGTAAACCGCAGCAACAACGAAGAAGGAAAAAACATCTGGAACTACGGAGAGATCTTCGCTGTACTTACCGCATTCAACTACGCAACGAACGGATGGATCAAGACGGTTGACGGATTCGTAGCTCTTCGCGTTAATGGCGATGCACGTGTAACCATCCCCTACAACTCCTTTGCCAACGACTTCCGTTCTACCGGTAAAACAATCGAATTCGAATTTGAAACCAGAGACGTTACCGACTATGATTCAGTCATCCTCAGCTGCATGAATGCCGGCATCGGACTTGAAGTGACTGCACAGAAAGCTATATTCAGATCTGAACAAACCTCTATCGAAACACAATTCAAAGAGGATGAACGTGTCCGGATCTCCTTCGTGATCGAAAAGAAAGCGGAGAACCGGCTGATCTTCGTCTACATCAACGGTGAGATCTGCGGACTGATCCAGTATCCGGAACAAGACAACTTTACTCAGCCCAATCCTGCCGGGATCTCGATCGGCAGCAGTGACTGTACCGCAGATATCTTTAATATCCGTGTCTATGATAATGCCTTAAACCGCTATCAGCTTCTCGACAATTACATTGCCGATATGGACAATCTTGAACTGAAGCGCAAGCTATATGCCCGGAACAACATTTATGACGACTATGGGAATCTCAGCTATGAGAAGCTGGCGAATCAGAATATCTCATTCACCATCGTCGGTGAGCTTCCGACTTTCAAAGGAGACAAGAAGACTGTCACCCTTGTCTATGAGGACAGGGAACATCCTGAACGCAGCTGGGTAGCAACCGGAGTAGAGATTGACGTACAAGGGACTTCATCACAGTGGTATCCGCGAAAGAACTTCAAGACAAAATGCAAGCAGGGATTCACCATGACCGCTACCGGTGAACATGCCGATAAAGTTGCCATCTTCGAAGAGGAAATACCTGTAAACGTATTCTGCTTCAAAGCGGACTTCGCCGAAAGCTCAGGTGTACACAATACCGGTATGGCCCGTTTGATCGACTATATCCTTCGTGGCATGGGATTCCTTACTGAAGCACAGAAGGCTGATCCCCGCGTCCGGACGACAGTCAACGGGCGCCCGTCGGTGATGTGGCATCAGACATCAGAAGATGCTGAGAAAACATCACTGGGCAAATACAACTTCAATAACGACAAGTCAACGGATGAAACATTCGGATTCAAGGCCGGCTGTGAAAGTTGGGAGATCCTGAACAACACCTCCGATCGTGTACTCTTCAAACGTTCGGACTATATCACCGTTGACTCGGAAGGTAATATTGAATGGCTGAAAGACTTCGAAGCTCGTTACCCGGACGGAAACGAAGACTACACGAATCTAAAGCGCCTGACTGACTGGCTTGTCTCCGTAAAGGATAACCCGACGAAGTTCCGGGCCGAAGCTGATCAATACCTGGACATGAATTTCATGTTATCGTACTACACAATAACAGAACTCTTTGCGATGGTCGACCAGCGTGCTAAGAATATGTTCCTGACTACCTTCGACGGAATTCACTGGATCTGCATCTTCTATGATAATGATACAGTGTGCGGACTGAACAATGAAGGCGTAGCAGCATTTGACTATACGGTTGAGTATCACGATCAGATCGGTAACAAGGACGTCTGGAACGGTGCAGAGTCAACTCTCTGGAATAATATCGAGCAGGCATATTCCAAAGAGATCGCAGCCATGTATGCTGAAATGCGGTCAAAGAAGCTGCTCACTTATGAAGAATGTATCCGCTTCTTCGACACCGAACAGGGAGATGCCTGGTGTGAAGCGGTCTACAATGAGGACAGCTGGTACAAGTATGTCCGTCCATTACTCGATGAAGGGAATGGATCATACCTGTATGCTGCCCAGGGAAGCCGCAAGATGCACCGTCGCTGGTGGCTGTACAACCGATTCAAATACATGGACTCTAAGTATATTGCCGGCGACTACAAGAATGACTTCGCAACCCTTCGACTCTATACCCCTTCAGAATGGGAAGGAGTAGAACCTAATGCGGATATGACCATCACATCGTATGCCGGGCAGTATGTCAACGTCCAGTACGGATCATATACAGTCGGCACTCGGTCACAGAAAAATGTACCGGTACATATTAAAGCTCCCGCCATCCAGTTCAACGATACTGAAACGATCATTTTTGGCGCCGGTCAGATCAGCAGCCTGGGGATCTATCCCCTTTGTATCCCGGTTCGGTCGACGTATCGAAGATGACCAAACTGGTGGAGCTGATTATCGGGTCCGAAGCAGAAGGCTATCGAAACACGAATATGGAAGTGCTCTCAGTTGGTGCAAACAACCTGCTTCGCAAGTTGGATATCCGTAACTGTCCGAACCTGAAACAAGCAATTGACCTTGCATTATGTACCAATATCCGCGAGATATGGGCGGAAGGAACTGGAACATCCGCTGTAGTATTGCCTGAAGGCGGTAACTTGACATTACTCCATCTCCCGAACACCATCACAAACTTAACGGTCCGGAATCAGACTGAACTGACCGATGCAAAATTGGTACTTGCAGGGGTACAAAACCTTTCGACAATCAGATGGGAGAATACTAACAAAGCTAATGTCTTGTCTATCATTGACAGATGCTTCGCGCTTGATTCTATGAAGTTAGAGCGCGTACGCTTGATCGGTGTAGACTGGAATATATCGACATTGGACATAATTGCTAAGTTGATCAAATTGAAAGGTCTCGACGAAAACGGGAACAATACAGATAAGGCTATTGTTAGCGGGAAATGTTACGTCTCTGTAGCTTCACAGGCGCAATTGGCGAAGATCAATGCAGCATTCCCGGAGCTTACTATCACATACGGGCAGCTAAAGCCTACACCAGTCACAACATTCTCATTCTCGTCTTCACAAAACAAAACATTGACAAACTCAGTATTCACCTGTAATGTTGAATTTGAGAAGGTTAGTGATACGCAATATAAGGTAGCTGTCGAGGATGGAACAAAGGTTGACTTCACATATCAAGCTGATAATCATGAATTGCTGTCACAGACATATACGACCGCCGGCACAAGAACTCAGAGTTATAAAGTCACTTATATCCCTGTACGAAAGATAAGAGTAAAAGTCTACAATCAGTCAACGTATGTACAAGGGGCTAGTGTTGTCATCGGTGACCAATCATATATTTCCGACAAGGACGGTTATGTGACTTTACCACGTGGCGGAGCTGCTGTCTACGGAAGTGTATCCGCATACGGATATGCCGGGAACACGTTTTCATTCTCCGCTATTACATCAGACACGACGAACACTATAGAAATCTATGCATCTGTAGATGTGAAATTCATCGTAAAATATGGCACTGCTCTTATCGAAGGAGCGACAGTTAAATCGGGATCTCAAACAGCTACAACAAACCAGTACGGAGAATGTACGCTTTCTTTAGGGAAAGGGAGTCACGATTATACAGTTACTCATCCCAGTTATTTTGATAAGTCCGGTACGATAACCGTTGGAACATCCGCAACAACAGTAAACGTTACAATGGAGTTAAACATTGAAACATTGAAACCTGTTGAGAATGGTAATATTCAAATGTTGCTTCAAGGTCCGTCGGCATCAATATCTATATCATCTACAGAAGCCAATTATATAATAGATTGGGGAGATGGAGGCATTGATAACGCATCAGGTACAGGCAGCAAAACTTATGATCACGCATATACAAAAGATGGTTTATTTCAAGTAGAAGTTAAAAACCATTCAGGTATAACTTCGTGTATAGGTGCTACTTCTTGCTTAATAGCTTACTGGAGTATTGGTAATAGTGGAGTCAAAAGAATAACTTTTCAAAGTTGTTCTAAGCTAAAATATTTTGGTAATGTTTTTAAAAATGATTCAGACAGGACAAGTGCAAGTGGCTTATTTAATGGCTGTTCCGGTTTAACCTCTATCGACCTCACTCCTCTAGCAGGATGGATAAAGGTGACAAGTGCAAGTGACTTGCTATCTAGCTGCTCTAAATTAACCTCTGTCGACCTCACTCCCTTAGCAGGATGGGTGAATGTTACAAATGCAAGTAGCTTACTATCTGGCTGCCATGGCTTAACCTCTGTCGATCTCACTCCTTTAGCAGGATGGGTGAATATGACAAATGCAATTTACTTGCTATATAGCTGCACTAAATTAACCTCTGTCGATCTCACTCCTTTAGCAGGATGGGTGAATATGACAAATGCAAATGGATTGCTATATAACTGCTATAGCTTAACCTCTGTCGATCTCACCCCTCTAGCAGGATGGGCAAAGGTGATAGATGCAGGTAGCCTACTATCTAGCTGCTCTAACTTAACCTCTGTCGACCTCACTCCCTTAGCAGGATGGACGAATGTTACAAATGCAAGTAGCTTACTATCTAGCTGCTCTAACTTAACCTCTGTCGACCTCACTCCCTTAGCAGGATGGATAAAGGTGACAAGTGCAACTAGCCTACTGTCTAGCTGCTCTAAATTAACCTCTGTCGATCTCACTCCTTTAGCAGGATGGATAAAGGTGACAAGTGCAAGTAGCTTGCTACAGAGCTGCTCCGGCTTAACCTCTGTCGACCTCACCCCTCTAGCAGGATGGGTGAATGTTACAAATGCAAGTAGCTTGCTACAGAGCTGCTCCGGCTTAACCTCTGTCGACCTCACCCCTCTAGCAGGATGGACGAAGGTGACCAGCTTATCCTATCTTCTGCGGAACTGCTCTAAATTAACCTCTGTCGACCTGTCCCCATTTGCAGGAATGACTAAAGTTACTAGTATATCTGCTATTTGCTCTGGATGTTCAGTTTTAGAAAAAGTGAAAGGCGAAGAATTCGAGAATCTTATCAATATCACAGAAGAAAGTAATGCGTTTTATAACTGTAAGAAGTTGCAATCTATTCATTTACCTATAGGATACTCTAAATTAGGCAGCTATTCCTATGGTGATTGTCCATCTTTAAAATACATCAAATCACGCAAGGCAGTACCTCACACAATAGGAAGCAATACTTTTAGTAATAGTAATAATTGCCCTGTCTACGTCCCTGACGAATCTTTAGACGCCTATAAAACAGCAACCAACTGGACAGCAATAGCAGACAGAATTAAGCCTATGAGCCAATTTGCAATCGATTTCCCTGATGAGGAGGTATAATATGAAAATAGATGAATTAAACAATAACCATATTACTGCGGAAGAAGGCAAAGTACTCCGCAGGATTTCCGACAGCCAGCTGTTCGGGAATGAAATCTATCTCGGATACACCTACTACTTGTCAGGGGAAAAACTAGAAGAGCCATTATTAGAACTCCCTGAACACTATGAAGAGATAGATGATCCTGCTGACGAAGAAACTATCCTCATCGATGAAGATACACCGCTAGAGGACACAGATATTGAAGAAGCAGAAACCATAGAGGATGAACCAACTGATGTAGAACAAAAAAAGAGAATCACCGTAGCTGACTATCATAAACTAGAGAAGCAGGTGGCATTCTTAATGCAAATGATGGGAGGAACAGAATGGCAGGACTAATCAATACCGGGATTTGGGGATTCATCTCCTCAGCTAAAGTGACCGGAAAAAAGATACTGAACGCTGCCGGTGAAGAAGTAGATGAATGGGTAAGCACATTCGTTTCCGGTGTCTCCGGCTGGATTGTGGATAGATTAGGCAATGCAGAGTTTAAGTCGGTATTTGTACGCGAGAAATTCATCACGAACGAATTTGTCTATAACCGAATCCGGGTGACAGAGGACGAAGAGATTATCTCCAGCAGTATTAAGATAGCTTCTTATTTCGATAACGGAGACGGAACATTCACAGTTTATCCGGATCTTCGTGAGGCGGATAATAATCCACTTGCTGATAGTGACTTATTACTAGGGTATTATCACAATCCCGGCAATAGCGGTGTAATCTACTCCGTTCAACAGTTTACCGCCATCTCTGATCCGGGCAGCGATCAGTCTATTCTCCTTGAAGCTGAAGGTGACAGCATCCCTTACCAGCACATGATCATTGCAAGAGTAGGAAACATAGTTGATGCAGAACGTCAATCATTCATCCGTATTTCATCAAGGACAAACTGCCAGTATTTTTATGACGGTATCGACAGCTGGGCGGCTTATTCCGATCCGGAACATGTAAGATGTACGCTTGGCCATGCAGATCTCGGTCTGATTCCTGCCTGGGCAAAGGAAGCCGTAGGAAGCGTTAAGAGATGGTTTGGTTTGATCGCCGATGGAGTGATCATTCGCGGTACATTCATCCTGCACAATGACAAGACTATTGAGGATGAGTTAAACGGTCGTGAGATTCAGATACGCGGCGACTTCGAAATCAGGGAGGATGGGATCACCGGCAAATGGCAAGAAGTCATCAAGTACGCGAAGGAAGCTTCTGATTCTGCTAGCTCTGCTGCCGGATCAGCTACCACCGCAGGTGAACATGTGAGCAAAATCGAAGAACTTTCTTCTGAATTTAATGTCAATTATGAAAAGTTGTCTGCTGACTTTACCCATAAGGTTAATACCGAGACGACGAATGCTCTGGGTGCTATCTCAACAGCCACAGAAGAAGCAACCGGTACACTTCAACTCACTGCCAAGGATTTTGTACTCGCATTTACCAACCTAGTAGATACCAAAACAGAAGAAGCAACCGGAGCGATATCCAAAGCGAAGAAATCCGCAGAATCATCCCTAAAAATGACTGCCGAACAGCTTGATCTTCAATTCAAGAAAACAGTAGAAAAAAAAACAGAAGAAGCGACCGGAGCGATCACTGATAAAAAAGAATCTGCTGAATCAGACATTCAGGCTTCAGCGGAAGAACTAACAGCTACTTTCAATAAGAATGCAGAGGAAAAGGTAAAGGAAGCCGACGGAGCAATCACGACATCTAAAAATGCCGCTAAATCAGAAGTAGAACTCACCGCTAAGAACTTGACCGCAACCTTTGAGGAGAATGTTCAGAAGAAAACGATATCAGCAAAAGGTGAGATTGACGCGACAACAGAAAGCCGCAAATCTGAACTTAACTTGACTGCTGAAAGGTTGACTACCAAGTTCGAGGAAGCCGTTACCGATGCAGAAGGGGACATCATTAAAGAAATCGGTACCCAGGTCACCCAAAACGCAAAGGAGTGGAAGGTTGAGATCATGGGTACCGATAAGGATGGCAATCCGAATTCAATACTTGCAGCTATCAATGCAAGCGGAGGAGACATCAAAATTAAAGGTGACAAGATAGAGATAGACGGTAATCTTATAGTTGAAGCCATCATGACCACCGGTATAAACATAGACAACAAATTCATTGTATCGGTAGAGAATGGGAAAGCAAAAGTTACTGTAAACGGTGAAATTAATGCCACAAGCGGAACATTCTCCGGATTCTTGAAAATACCATTTAAAACTTTTAAAGAAGGAGCTATCCCAAATGCTGCTACCGGAGAATATACCGTATCTGACTATTTCAATCTTGAAGCAAAAGGGGAAGATACAGCTACTCGTCTAACTCTCAATTTACCTACTGATGAAAAGTATATTGGTACGGTCCTTACCGTCTATGATAATCCTGTAAAAACAAGAATAGCCCCTATCGTCGAGATTAAAGGAAGGATGTATCACCCTTTAAATGTCGATGTTTACGGACTAAAATTAGTAACCAAAATAGAAACAGGTAAAGGAGGAGTAATACAGTTTATCGGAGTTAGTCGCTACGATGGATGCGTATGGTATGTTATTACTGACAGCCTGGGAGAAAGTACCAGGACATAAATAATACATTATTAATCACTAAAAACAGAACTTATGAAAAAGGTATTTTATGAATCATGGATCGCAAAGCATCTGCTTGGATGCACTTCTGTTAAAAAGAAAAACCGCCTGCTCATCACGAGTTAGCGGCTGACAAACACAAACAAAACAAACATTAAGGGAAATATTCCCTTACAGAATTGGTGCAAAGGTAATATTAATAATTAAAAGAAAAAATCAAATGAACAACATCGACTCAATTATTATTCATTGTTCTGCTACTAGAGCCGGGCAAGATTTTAAAGCAAAAGACATCGATCGTATGCATCGTGCACGTGGATTCAGCCAAATCGGATATCATTTTGTGGTAGATTTAGACGGTACCATTGAAGAAGGTAGATCTCTCCAAATCGAGGGAGCACACTGCAACACAAAAGGATCATCCGGTTTATCATACAATAAACACAGCATTGGAATTTGTTATATCGGAGGTCTTGATATGAGTGGGCAAGCAGCCGATACTCGTACCGATGCTCAAAAACAATCCATGCGTGATCTCGTAATGAGACTCAAACAGGAATATCCCATTGTTGAAGTTCTCGGCCATCGAGACACATCTCCGGATCTGAATGATAACGGGATTGTAGAGTCGAGCGAATGGATCAAAATGTGTCCCTGTTTTGATGCAGCTCAGGAATTTGGATATTGTCCGACAGTATTGATTCGCCCATAAATCGTGCAGACGCACTATTTTCGTACCAAATTGTACAAAAATAGTGCGCCTGCTATTATCTAGAGATCAATGAAATAACTCCATTCCGTACGAAAGTACAATTTAAAAGGCAAAACTGTTGAAACACTGTACTCCTTCTTGTTTACTCTCATTCAACACATGAGCATATACTAATGTCTCCTTCAGATCCGAATGCCCAAGGATCTCCTTCAGAGAAGCGATATCCTTTGTCTTACGCAAAAAGATGGTTGCAAAGGTATGCCTGCCGACTTTATGTGTTATATGCTTTTCTATCCCGGCAATAGCAGCTATCTCTTTCAAATACTTGTTCATCGTCTGATCAGCACATAGTTTCTCAAAAACAGGTCCCTTCTTCCTGGTACCAACTATATTCCTTAATAACTGCCGAAGCGGATCTGAGATTGGTACCTGGATTGGCATTGGCTTCCTCTTCTTCAGTTTCATGCGAAAATAAGTGAAAGTTGTCTCTGAGAACTGTTCTAAAGCCAACCCTTTTGCATCCCCTATATGCAATGAGCTGAAGCATAAGAATAAAAATAACTCAAGAGTTTTGTGATATCTATATTCCAGCTCTCCGGAAGTATACAGTTCCATCAACTTCTGCAGTTCATATTCATATAAGTACTCTCCTGAAGGAAGCCCCTTCTTGATTGACCATTTTTTGAAAGGATTTTCATCCATGTAGCCTGCGTTGAAAGCAGCCAAGACATATTTCTTGATTGTGGCCATATTCTTGTTAGCTGTATTTTGGTTATTCTCCAGCTTATGCATTAAATGAAAGAAATACTCGTCAAGCCACTCCCTTGTTATATCATCAAAATAAAGATTAGGGCTATACTCCTTCAGTTTCTTGATTACCGACAGGTTCGTCTTGTATGTAGAATCTTCAAGTCTGAGAGATTCTTTCTTTTGATAGTCCGATATAAACTCAAAGAAAGTGTTATAATCAGTCGGGCGATGATATGCCTTGAGAAAAGCCTCTCTAGTAAGTACCTTGTCACGAAGCCGATACTTTACCAGGACGTTGTTTACCCTTGCTAGAATAGTTTCTATTATAAGATTCTTATCTTTAGCTAACTTATCCCCTATTCCAACGCACATTTTCTTATCGTTCCAGTCTTTTACACTAACTGAAACCTTCGTGGAAAAATTAACTTTTTCACGGTTAACATAAAAGGATAACCACACGACTCCATTTTCCGAGTCGCTCCCATACGTTCTTAAATATATTTTAATGGTTACCAT